CAAGAAGCGCGTCCAGTATGGCTATGCCTCGGACCCGATCGCGCTGGTCCAGGACGCGCTGGAGGCGGTGGTGCCCTTCGAACATCAGGAAGAGGCGCAGAGCATTCCGGGCATCGACCTGGGCAAAGCGGCGATCAACATGGTGCTGGATCAACTGGACCTCGGTCTGGAATATGACAGCTCGGTGCTGGCCCGCAACGCTGCCAACTATGATGCCAACCACAAGGTTGCGCTGACTGGCACCGCGCGCTGGACGAATGCCGCATCGACCCCGCAGGCGGATGTCGATACGGCAAAAGAGGCGATCCGCCGTTCGATCGGGCGCTATCCGAACGTGATGGTCGGTGGCCCTTCGGCCTTCAATGGCCTGAAGCGTCATCCGACGATCAAAGACCAGTTCAAGTACACCGGGCGCGATTCGATCACGACCGAAATGCTGGCCGCGTTCTTCGGCGTGAAAAAGTTCGTTGTCGGCACCGGCGTCTATCTGCCCGAGGCCGCGGCGGAAACGACCATGGCCACCGACATCTGGGGCGATGACATCATCCTCGCCTATGTGCCGGATGCTGGTGACAACTATCAGGTGCCCGCCTACGGCTACACCTATGTTCTGAACGGCTTTCCCGGCGTCGAGCAGCCCTACGCCGAACGCAAGAACAACAGCTGGATCTACCCGACCACGGTTGAGCGTCGCCCATACCTCGTGGGCGCGGAAGGGGGCTTCCTCTTCCAGGACGCCGGCAAGCCGTAAGGGGGCGATCATGAGCGAGAAGTTCAAGGTCAAGCTGATCGGCCCTGCCAAGGTGGAAGGCGAATGGTTCTGGCCCGGAGACGAGCCGGAGGTTTCGGCAAAGCAGATCCCCGATCTGATCGCGGCCGGCGCTCTGCCTCCGATCGACGCTGAGACCATCGTGACCGAAGTTTCGCCCGAAACCCGCACCTTCACCGCAGCCGAATGGGAAGCGGCCGTCGCAGCAGAGGCCCAAAAGCTGGCGGGCGCGGGCTTCGACGGCGAACTGGCGAAGATCGAGGCGGCGGCGAGGGAGGTCTATGCGGCGTCTGCGCAGTTGGAGATCGATAGGGCCAAGGCCATTCAGCAGCGTGACGATGCGGTAATCCGTATCGCGGATCTTGAGGCTCAAGTCGCCAGCCTGACCGCGCAGATCGAGGCCATCCAGAAATCCACGGTGGGAGAGGGCACGGCAGAGGTGACGGGCACAGCCCCCGCCGAGGCCGCAGCCGCCAAAGCGACCAAGGCCTCAAAGGCCACGGCGGCGAAGACGGGCACTTTTTAGGTGCTCCTGGCGCGGGGCGGACATTGTGCCGCCCCCGCAACCCACCGCCCTCCGATGGGCGCACCAGGTCAAGCGCAAATCCAGCGTGAAACCAACATCTCCCCCAGGTGGCAACTGGTGCGCCCACCCGAGTGCAGTTCCAAAACCCGTCAGGATTTCCCGATGACCACGACCACAAACACCTTGCGCGCTCCGAAACGCCTGATGCGCTGGTTCGAATACGCTCACCTTCCCGCGAAATTGCAGGAGATCGTCGCCCCGGTCGCCGAACTTGCGGCGCAGATGGATGCCGTACTGCCCGAAGGTGCAGAAAAGACCGCTGGCCTGCGCAAGCTGCTGGAAGCCAAGGACTGCTTCGTTCGCGCCGACATCGAGGGACAATCCCAGGTGCGGGTCGGGGGCTGATCCATGACCTATGCCAGCCTCGACGATTTGATCCAGCGGGCCGGTTCTGACGAAATCCGTCAGATCGCCGACCGCAATCGGGACGGCGTTCCCGATGCAGATGTCGTCGAGTCGGCGCTGATCCATGCCGACAACATCGTGAACGGCTATGTCCGCGCGCGCTATGCCTTGCCGCTGACATCGGTGCCGGATCTGGTGCGCACCTGGGCCGTTTCTATCGCCCGGCATTTCCTGCATCGCAATGGCCCACCCGAGTATGTGGTGGCCGACTACAAGGATGCGATCACCGCCCTCAAAGACGTGTCGGTCGGCAAGATCGTGCTGCCCGATGCGGGCGGGGCCACCCCTACCGAGGTTTCCGGCACCGTGATGGGCAGCCACCCGGCCGAGGTGTTCACCTCGCAGAAGCTGCGGGGCTGGTGATGCTGCAACTGGTCTTCAACCACCTTTTCAACAGCGGGGCCTTTGTCGCGGTAAAGGTCGCCGAGAACATCGAGGCGATCGGTGCTGATGCCGTTGCCGCTGATGATGGCACGGTGTTCATCGCGCCCTGGCGTGAACGGGCGCGCCCGCCCCGCGATGCAACCGGCGGGCACCGCCAGCTTATCGAGGTGCAGTTCGTCACCATCATGGTGATCCGCCGCCATGACGATCCCAACGGGGGCGAACGCGCCCGTGCCTTCGATACCTTCAAGGGTCAGGTCCAGACACTGCTTGCCGGATGGCAGCCCGAACCCGGCGGCGATGTCGTGTCGCTGGTCGGCGGAGAGGGTCAGGCCCTGGGCAACGGTGTCAGCATTTACGTCCAGACCTGGCAGACCACCACTTTCCTGACAGGGGTTTACCCATGACCGCACCCGATCACCCGCTGCCCAGCCAGGGCGGCAGCTACCTCCGCGCGGCCGATGGCTCGCTGATCCCGGCCCCCATGGCCGAGGATGAGGTTCCCCCAAAATCCACCAAGGGCGCCAAGACCGCGCCGAAGGAGGCGTAAATGCCGAAGATTTGGCGTAACAAGGCCGTTCTGGCAAAGATCGAAACCACTTACGGCACAGATTCCGTCCCGACCGGCGCGGCCAACGCCATTCTGGCGACGGAACTGCAATTCTCGCCCATGGAAGGGCAGGATGTCAGCCGTGAGCTCGACAGCCGACCGTACATGGGCGGACAGCCAACGATCGCGGCTGGGATGTTCTGCAAGTTGTCCCTGAAGTGTGAATTGAAGGGGTCAGGCACCCTCGGAACTCCCCCCGGCTTTTCGGCATTGCTTCGGGCCTGCGCCTTCGCCGAAGTCATCTCGGCAGGCGTTTCTGTCGCTTACAGCCGGGTGTCGACCGGGCATGAGAGCGTGACCATCTATTTCAACATCGACGGCACCCGGCACGTCATGGTGGGGTCGCGTGGCAACGTCGTTCTGAAGGTCACAGCCCAGGGCATTCCCTATCTCGAATTCGAATTCTGGGGCCTGTTTGCGCAGCCCACAGATGTTGCCTTGCCTGCAGTGACGCTGGGCACGCAGCTGTCGCTGGCGCCCCAGATCGGGTCGAGCGTGAACACCCCGACCTTTACGGTTGGTGGCGTTACGCTCGTCTTGCGGGAGTTCTCGCTGGATGCGGGCAACCAAGTGGTGCCGCGTCTGCTGATCCGGTCGGAAAGCATCATGATTTCTGACATCAGCGAGTCGATCGACATGCGGGTCGAAGCGGTGCCGCTGGCCACTCTGAACCCGTTCCTGCTGGCCGCCCAGGCAACTACGCAGGTTTTGAGCCTGGTCCATGGCGTCGGCGCGGGCCGGATCTGCACCTTGTCTGTGCCCACCGCCCAGTTCCAGCGCCCGACCGGCTATCAGCAGCAGGACGGCATTGTCGAATGGCCGCTGAAGATGGTGCCGATCCCGACGGCCGGCAACGACCAGCTGACCCTGACCTTTACCTGATCCCGGAGCATCCCCATGAAAATCGTCAAGAACCGCGTGTTCAAAGCCAAGGTTACGGTCGAGTTTCCGGCTGAGGAAGGCACTGAAGTCCAATTCTTCACTGGGCACTTCAAGGCCCTTTCAATGCCGGAACTGATCAGCCTGGTCGAAGGCAAGGAAGACCCGGCCGAGACGTTCCCCAAGCTCCTGATCGGCTGGGATGGCCTGACCGATGACCGCGACGGCAAGGACGAACCGTTCCCGTTCTCGCCGGAGAACCTTCAGATTCTGGCTGCGGATGTGTTCGTCGCCCGCGCCATCCATCAGGCCTATGTCGCCGCGGTGTCGGGCGCGAAGCGGGGAAACTGACCGAGGCCGGGCGATCCTGGGCGCGGCGCGACACCGCCAGAGACCGCCAGGCCGAGCGGGCCGAGGCCGAAGCCGATGCGGCCCTGTGGGGCCTGACCATAGAACCGGAGCCAGAGGTCGAGGATGAGACCACGGGGCTTTGGGAAGACCATTTGCCCGCCTGGGAGGCCTGGTGCGCGATCTCGGGTCAGTGGCGGACACAGGCGATCTCGGGATTGGGCGGCGCGGCGATGATCTGGCTGGGTCTGGATTACTCGGCCGCCCGCGCGGGCCTAGACCTCGCCGGAATCGAGATGACCCCGGACCTGTGGTCCGAGGTGCGGGCCATCGAGGCCGGAGCGATCGAGGAACTGAACCGTGAGCGGTGAACTGCGCCTTTCCATGTTGGTGACCGCCGAAACCCGGCAGGCGGCAGCGAATGTGCGCAGTCTTGGTGCGGAAACCACCGGGCTCGGGAAAGCTGCACAAGGGGCACAGCAGGCCGCGCGGCAGACAGGCCAAGCTGTAGAGACGCTTGGCAAGAATGCCCAGAAGTCTGCGCAATATGCTGGCATGCTGGTCCCGCAGCTGAATGACGTCATCATGATGGCGGCTGCCGGCCAAGCCCCGCTTTCCCTTATGATGCAGCAGGGCACCCAGATCACCCAAGTGTTCGATCTGATGCGGGGCAGCGGACAGAGCGTTGGGGCCACAGTCCGTTCTGCCCTGCTCGGCATGGTCAATCCGATGAACCTGGTGACCATGGGTGCGCTGGCGCTTGGCACTTATGCCGTTCAAGCCCTGATGAACATGGGCGAAAAGGCGGTTTCTGTCGAAGACGCCATGAAGGCAGCGGCGGATTCGGTTAAGGCGTTTCGGGATGAAGCAGGTCGATCCTCTGCTGATGTGGTCAAGGATTTCGGCGCTATTTCGGCTGAAACGGCCGAACTTCAGAGGAATCTGACCGAACTCGCGCGAACAAGGGCTCAGGTCGACCTGAAGCAGGCCGTAGCTTCGCTCGGGATAAACGGGTGGAACGAGAGCCGAAGAACTGGTCAGATTGCCGATCTTCTTGGAACAGTGGTCTCGCCTTTCGATGCGACCGGTCGCGCAGGGCAAGCCTCGGCTGAAGTCAAAAGCTTCGGCGCGGCCCTCGATTCGCTGAACAAGGCGAAAGGACCAAGTGATCAGCTTCGGATCGTTCGTAATCTTGCCGATCAGCTTGTTACAGCGGCCGGTGGTATCGATCAGATGTCGCTGGCCCAGTCCGCCTACTATGGTCACCTGCTTGAGACCGAGAGTGCGATTCAGCGCATTGTCACGGCGCAGGCAGTACAGCTCCGTCAGAAGATTGAGCTCGGCCTGGCAGCGGGGACGATTTACGGCCCGACTGTGCTGGATATTCCGAAGCCAGTTGATCCAGAAAAGTCAGCCAAAGGCCGTGCAAGCGCCGCCCAGCTTATCGCGTCTGCCCGCGAAGAAAACGAACTTGCCCGCCTGAAGCTGGTCTATGGCGAACAGAGCGTCCAGGTGCGCCAGGCAGAACTGGCCGCAGCGCGCGCGGCACTGGAAGCCAAGATCACCGAAATGGGGATCGACCGGCAAGGCTTGCAGGCCCAGCAGCTGCGCGGGCAACTTGCCGTGCAACAGGCGCTGGCCGAGGCGCAGCGCATCGACACCCAGCGCAACGCCGCCGCCGACATGGTGGCCCAATACCAGGCCGAAGCGGAGATTGCGCAACTGACCGCCCAGTATGGCGCGAACAGCCTGGAGGTGGCCTATGCCCGATCGGCCGCCGAACGCGATGTCGTCGCAGCCCAGATCGAGGCGCAGGGGTACACCGGCCAGCAAGCCGCTGACATGTTGGCGGCATGGGATGCTGCCCGAGGCATCGCCGGCGTCAACATGGCGGCGGGCATCGGGGCGGCGGCGGATGCAGCGCGGGTGCTGGCGGCCCAGCTGGGCGTGTCGCTGTCTGTGGCGCTGCAGCTTGCCAACTTTGATCCGACCGCTGGCAAGGGCAAAGGCGCGATGGCCGGTGTTGCGCGTGTCAGCTTTGGCGGCACCGGCGGCCTTGGTTTCGGGTCTGGCACCTCACTGGGTTATGGCGACTTGAACGACTCGTCGTCGTTCAAATCGGCCGACATCCCGAAGATCAGCGGTATCGGCAAGGGCGGCGGAGGTGGCGGCGGCGGCGCCAAGTCTGAGACCAACGAGGTCAAGAAGCTGATCGAGCAGCTTGAGCGCGAAAACGCCGTGCTGAAGATCCTTGATCCGGCCCAGCGAGAGATCGAGCAGAATCACAAGGCGCTGGCGAAGGCGACCGTGACGGAGAAGGCCAGCGTCGCGGATCTGATTGCCGAACGGCAGCGGCTGGAGGCAATCCGGGATGCGCTGGATGAGATCGGGCGCACCGGCAAGGATGCTTTCGTCGGGCTGACCACCCGGGCCAGCACGTTCAAGGAAGCCATCGGACAGCTGCTGTCGAAACTGGCCGAAATGGCCGCCAGTTCGGCCTGGGACATTCTGTGGGGTGGCGGGTCCAGCGGCGGCGGGTTGGGCAGCCTGTTGGGCGGATTGCTTGGTGGTGGCAGCTCGGGCGGGACCGGATCGTTTGGGCTGCCATTGCCGTTTGCCGACGGCGGACTGATCGGTGGCGTTGGAGGCCCCCGCGAGGACAACCAGCTGATCCGTGCCAGCGTCGGCGAGTTCATCATGAACGCCGAGGCTACCCGGAAGGCGCTGCCGCTGCTTCAGGCCATCAACGCCGGCGTGCCCGTGGACCGCCTTGTAGATCTGATCGGCGGTCGTAGGCCGCGCTTTGCCGATGGTGGCTTGGTGGGCGACATCGGTAGTGCTGCGCCCAGCGGATGGCGCGCGGGCCGGTCCAGCGCCTCAAGCGGGGGCTTTGGTGCCAGCGGTGCGCAGCAAATGGCGCTTGATGTCGGGATATATGTCGATCGTGACGGCAACTGGCAGGCGGCCGTCGAGAACATCGCCGGCAGCGTGGCGGTCAAGACCACCAAGGCGGGCCTCGAGCAGTTCTCGCAAAAGGCCTTGCCCGGACGGGTGCGGCAGATCCAATCCGCGCCGAGGTTCGCTTAATGGCTGTCCTGACTTTCCCCCTGACCCTGCCGCAGTTCTGGCACCTTCTGCCTGCAGGCCAGGCAACGCTGGAGATGGGCGAGGCGCTGGACGTGGCCCAGACCAGCGGCGGCGAAGTGCTGACGGCCGATCTGGGCACCGCGCTGTGGTCGGGCCAGATCGATCTGGGCAAGATGCCCAGCGACGAGGCGGCGGCGATCCGGCCCCTGATCAACATCCTGCGCCGCGCTGGCACCTCGTTTTTGGTCTCGGATTATGCCCGCGCCTATCCGCGCCTTGACCCGCAAGGGCTGTTTCTGGGCTCTGCCGTCCCGACCATTCTGGCCATTGGCGGCTCATATCGCGAGCTGTCGCTGCAAGGCCTGCCGGGCGGCTATCCGATCAGCCGGGGCGATCTCTTGTCCTTCACCTACGGCACCAACCCCGTCCGCTATGCGTTGCACGAGGTTGTCAGCCCCATCGTGGCCAATGGCGCGGGCCAGACCGGCCTCCTCGAGGTTTCGCCGCCAATCCGGCCCGGTGCCGCCGCCGGTGCCGCCGTGCAACTGGTCTATCCGCGCTGCAAGGCGCGGCTTCAGCCCGGCAGCGCAAAAACCGGCCAGATCACTCACACCATTACCAGCGATGCCAGCTTCAGCTGGACCCAGACCCTGAGGTAATCATGCGCAGCTACGATTCCGCTGAGATTGCCCACCTTCAGGCCCGCACGGGCATCCGGGCCCGGCTGCTTGTCTGGATTTCGGCGAAGAACCTGACGACCGGCCTGGTCGAAGCCGCGGGCTTCTGGAACGGCGACGACGACGAGGTTTTCACAATCGGCGGCGTGGCTCGCACCTATCACGGTGCAGGTGGCCTGTTGGGGATGGACGATCTGCAGGCCGAGGTTGGCGTGATGGTGCGCACCATCGACGTCTGGCTGGCCACCGCCGCGCCCGACGTCATCAATGCCGTGCGCGGCTATGATCTGCGCCTGGCCGCTGTGGAAATCCACCGGGTGTTGACCGATCCGCTGAACCATCGGCCCATCGCCGCCCCGCATCGGATCTGGAAGGGGCAGGTGGACGGGGCCCCGCTGGTGACCCCGCCCTTGGGCGAGGATTCGGGGCGCGTGACCCTGACCGTCGCCTCGGCCGCAATTGCCCTGACCCGGACGCTGAGCGGCAAATACTCCGACGCCTCGATGAGCCGCGTCGGTGGCGACCGGATGTTCCGCTATGCCGACGTGTCAGGAAAGGTGCCGGTCTATTGGGGTGAGAAGCGGTATCAGGCCGCAGCTGCGGCCCCGGCGCCCGCGCCCTCCCCTGGCCATGGCACCACAACTCCGGCTCTGGGGGGGCATGGCCGATGACCAGGCTGCCCGACTGGCGTGAACGCCTGCTGGCCTATGTCGCCTCGATCTCGGCCGAGCCGTTCCGGCCGGGCCAGCATGACTGCATCATCCTGGCTGCGGGCGGACGCCAGGCGCTGACCGGCGTGGATCTGATGGCGAATTGGCGCGGGCGGTACCGCAGCGTTGAAGATGGTCTCGATCTGGCGCGTGAACATGGCTGTGAAGACCCCTTTCAATGGGTCGTGCAAGGGCTGGAGGAAGTGCCTCCCGGTTACGCCCAGGTTGGCGACATCGCCATGCTGGACGGCACAAACGGGATGCCAGGCATGGGCATCGTCGCCGGTGAACACGTTTACACGGTTGGCCTGCGCCGCCTCGAGATCGCCGCCCTGACCGATGTGCGGAGGGCGTGGCGGGTATGAAGCGCCTGATCCCGATCCTTTGCACCGCAATCTGGCTGACCCTGTGCCTGGCCGGGCCCGCCGATGCCGGGCCGATTGTCGGTGCTATTGGTGCACTGCTCGTGAAGGCGGGCGAATGGTTTGCGACTTTGGGCGCCTTCGCACAGTTTGCGGTCAAGACCGTCCTGTCGATCGGCCTGAGTGCCCTTGCCCGCGCCCTGACACCCAAGCCCCGCCAGCCTGGTCTGAAAACCGATGTCACAACCTCGGGCGGCACCACGCCGCAGAAGTTCATCGTCGGCTTCTATGCCACCGGCGGGCAGCTGATCGCGCCGCCGATGAGCTATGGCTCGGCCGGTGACACGCCCCGCGCATATCTGGTCTATGCCATCGCCCTGTCGGCGATTCCGGGCGCGACCCTGCAGCGCGTGGTGATCAACGACGAGTATGTGGCGCTCGGAACCGCCGGCGCGACCTGGGGCAAGCCGGTTACCGGCGATCTTTCCGGCTATGCCTGGATCGACTTCCGCGACGGTCGCCAGACCGCAGTCCATGCCGATCTGCTTGCGGCCTTTGCCGCCGATCCTGACAGGCCATGGTCGGCCGACATGGTGGCACCCGGCACCGCCTATGCCGTGACCCGGTTCAAGTACAACCGCGAGCGGTTCAACGGCCTACCCAGCGTGCGCTTCGAAATGCTGGGCATCCCGCTTTATGACCCCCGCGCCGACAGCACGGCGGGCGGCTCGGGGGCGCAGCGTTGGTCGAACCCGCTCAGCTGGGCCCAGACATCCAACCCCGTGGTTATCGCCTACAACATCCTGCGCGGCATCAAGCTGCCCTCGGGCGATGTCTGGGGCGGCGAATGCGCGGCCGAGGATCTGCCCTTTGCCAATTGGGCAGCGGCGATGAACGAATGCGACGTCCTGGTCACCGCCTCGGGCGGCGGGACCGAGGCACAGTACCGCTGCGGATTCGAGATCGGGGTTGATGACGAGCCCGCCTCGGTCATCGAGGAGTTGCTGAAGACCTGTTCGGGCCAGATGGTCGAGGTGGGCGGTGTCTGGAAGATCAAGGTCGGCGCGCCCTCGATGCCCGTCCTGTTCTTCAGCGACGACGATGTGATCGTGACGGCTGAGAGTGAATACGATCCGTTCCCCGGGCTTTCCTCGACCTACAACGCCATCACCGCCAGCTATCCCGAACCGGCCTCGCTCTGGGAAACCAAAGAAGCCCCGGCCAGGTATGACGCCGCGCTCGAGGCGGCAGATGGTGCCCGCCGCCTACCCGCCGACCTGCAACTGCCTGCCCTGCCATACGCTGGTCAGGTTCAGCGCATCATGGCGTCTTACATCAAAGACGAGCGTCGATTCCGCCGCCACCGCCTGACCTTGCCGCCCGAGGCCGCGATCCTCGAGCCGCTCGACACGGTAAGCTGGACCTCGAGCCGAAACGGCTATGCCGCCAAGACGTTTGAGGTGACTGGCCTCAACGACGCGCTGATGACCCTCTTGCAGGCGGTGAACCTGCGAGAGCGCGACCCGGCCGACTATTCATGGTCCGGCACCTATCTGCCCTCGAGCCCGCCGAGTTCCACGACCACACCGCCCGCCGCCCAGGCTGTGCCCGGATGGGCCGTTGCCCCTGCCTCGCTGGCCGATTCCGATGGCGCTGCCCGCATCCCGGCGATCCTGATCACCTGGACGCCCTCCGGGGCCGAGGATGCAACAGGTATCGAATGGCAGATCCGCAAAACCGGCACGACGACGACCGACCTGACCGGGGCCACGCAGGCCTTCACGACAGGTTTCACGGTGGTTTCGGATGCTGTCATCACCGGGCAGGCCTATGAAGTGCGCGGTCGCCTGATTGTCGATCGAGCGGTTAACTGGACCGGCT